ACTTAGCTCTATCAGGCTCTGTAGTATTCGATGTAGATGAGTCTGCTCTTGTAGGCGGACAATCAATGGAAGTGTTTCCAGGAAAGATATTTCGCAGACAAGCAGGAATGCCTGGTCAAGCTATACATGGTTTAAAGTTTCCAAATACATCAAATGAAAACATGATGATGTTTGATAAGTTTAGACAACTAGCAGACGAACAAACAGGATTACCTTCATACTCACATGGACAAACAGGTGTTCAAAGTATGACAAGAACTGCATCAGGAATGTCAATGTTACTTGGTGCAGCAAGTTTAAATATTAAAACAGTTGTAAAAAACCTAGATGATTTTTTACTAAAGCCTTTGGGGGAAGCTTACTTTCAATGGAACATGCAGTTCTTTGAAGGAAACATGGATGTCGAAGGCGATTTAGAAGTTAAAGCTACTGGAACAAACAGCTTAATGCAAAAAGAAGTAAGATCACAAAGATTAACTATGTTCTTACAAACTGCACAGAATCCAGCAGTTGCTCCTTTTGTTAAAATTTCTAAGTTAATAAGTGAACTAGCCTATAGCTTAGATTTAGATCCTGATGAAATACTCAACGATCCTGAAGAAGCAGCTATGATGGCTCAAATAATAGGTATGCAAAATGCTGGACAAAATACAGGCGAGGAAGCTCAACCTACTGGTCAACAACCACAAGCAATGGGAGGCGGTGGAGGAGTACCTCAAGCACCTCAAGAACTTGGAGTTACAGGTACTGGCGGTGGCAACATCGGAACTGGAAATATTCCGCAGCCAGGGGAGGATCAGTTCTCTGGAACGGTTGATCCAACTGCCCAAGTCGGTTAAACAAACACTTAAAGAGAATAGCTAATGGCAAAAGAAAAAAGAAACGGTTCAATGAAAGAACAAATGGAAGGTATTGCAATTGCTATTACTCCTGTTAAAGTTGAAAAAAAACGTAAGAAAAAAATGGGTGGTGGGAAAACAATGAAACCTGCAAAGACTCGTTATACTTATAATGAAGGATCAGAAGTAAATCCTAACAAAGGAATAGAAGCTTTAAGAAAAGAAGCTCCAGAAGTTGTAGCTCGAATGGGCTATCAAGAAGGTGGAGACATGGATACTCAAATGGCAGTAATGATGCCTACAGAAGAAGCTTCAATGCCTGAAGAACAAAAACAAGATATGATGCCTGACGAGCAAATGGAAGATGAGTATGTAGATTTTATTATAAATGAATCTTTATCTCCAGAGGAAGAAACGTCATTGATGACTAAATTAGAAGCAGATCCAGAGTTAAGTGTTATGTTTGATAAACTTATGGAAACTGCAACAGAATTTTCAGGAGCTGGCTTTGTTGAAGGCCCAGGTTCTGGAGTCTCCGATTCGATACCTGCAAGGTTATCGGATGGTGAGTTTGTCATGACAGCAGATGCTACAGAAGAAATAGGCGCGGACAGATTACAAAGTATGATGGAAGATGCCCAAGCTAACGCAAAAGCTAGAAGACAAGATATGCAAGAAGGTGGTGCAGTAGAAGAAGAACCTAAAGTAGATAGATTTGGAAAGCCTATTGATGAAGATATAGCTGAAGATGAAATCAAAAAAGGTATGATGTCTGTTAATCCACGAATGCAATAACGATAGAGCTACCTTAGTTTACTAAGCCCTTTATCACAACATTAACCGAAAGGCTACCTTTACAAAAACAAACCCTGCATAAGTCGACATTAGCAGCTACTTTGTTTAGAAAGCCCTGAGTAGGAGTAAGATATGGCAACACAAGCAAAAGAAGCAAACCCTTATAACGCTGATAAGGATTGGCACAAGCAAGATGAAAAACAATTTGTATCTGCTGACGGTGCATTTTTTGAAGAACCTAAACCTAAAGTTGAGGCTCAAGAAGAAGAATCTAAGCAAAGTAAAAAGGAAAGTAAAAATAAACCTGATTACAAAAAAAGATATGATGATTTAAAAACACACTACGATTCTAAACTTAATGAGTTTAAATCTAGAGAACAAGAACTACTAGAACAGGCAAATAAAAATATGCCTGAATATAAAGCTCCAAAGTCTCCAGAAGAACTAGAAAAGTTTAGAGAACAATATCCAGATGTTTATGAAGTAGTTGAAACTGTAGCACACATGCAAAGTTCTGAAAGAACTAAAACTCTAGAAGAACGTCTAGCAGCTCTACAAGAGCGTGAAGCAGATTTAATTTCTAAACAAGCACATGAAAGGTTGATGAATAATCATCCTGACTTTGAAGAGATTAAGAATAGTGATGAGTTCCATTCGTGGGCTAAATCACAACCACAATCAATTCAAGATTGGATATATAAAAACAGTAGTGATGGAGATCTTGCAAGTCGTGCTTTAGATTTATATAAACGTGATGTAGGGCTAGATTCAAAAGCTAGTAAGCCTAAAAAGAAAAAGTCCAATAAATCTGCTGCTGATATGGTTTCAACCAAAACAACTGCGGTTGATCCCAAGCAAGATAAAATTTGGACTGAACAGGAAATTGCTAGGATGTCTATTGCTGAGTTTGACAAGTACGAAGAAGAAATCGGAAAAGCAATTCACGAAGGCAGAGTAGTAAAACAATAACTTTTAATTTGATAAAATAATGGAGAAGTAAAATGGCTTATAACCAATCAGATCAGTACTTTGAACCAAGTACCGATACTAACGCTAACTTTGCGAACTCCGTAAGTGGTCAAACTAATTCGTTTTTCCTTCCTGCAGTCTACTCTAAAAAGGTTCTTAACTTCTTTAGAAAGGCTTCGGTTGTAGAAGCGATCACCAACACAGATTACGCTGGTGAAATTGCCGCTTTCGGAGATTCCGTAAAGATTATTAAAGAACCTGAAATAACTGTGTACCAGTACGAACGTGGTGCAGACGTTACAGCAACTAAATTAACTGATCAAGAGTTGACTCTTGTAGTTGATACAGCTAACGCATTTAAATTCATCGTTGATGATATTGAAACTTCAATGTCTCATGTGAACTTTAAAGAAGTAGCTAGTTCATCTGCAGCATACGCTCTTCGTGATGCTTATGATGAAGGTGTAATTGCTACTATGTTCGCAGGTGTTTCTGCCTCAAGTCCTAACCATATTCTTGGTTCTGACAACGCTACTGATTTAGCGGCAGGTACATTTGATGGAACTGGTAATCTTGACATAGGTTTCGCAGGATCAGAACACGATCCTATTGATGTACTCTCGCACATGGCTCGTCTTCTTGATGAGCAGAACGTTCCTGAAGAAGGTCGCTGGTTCTTAGCGTCACCTGACTTCTACGAAGTTCTTGCAAGTTCATCTTCTAAACTTTTGTCTGTTGATTATAACGCAGGTCAAGGTTCTATTAGAAATGGTCTAGTAACTTCTGGTAAGTTGCGTGGATTTAGCATGTACAAAACTAACAACATTGCAAGCACAACTAATGCTGCTGGCAAATGTATTGCTGGTCACATGTCATCTACAGCTACTGCTCAGACAATTACAAGTACCGAAGTAATTAGAGATCCTGATAGCTTTGGCGACATTGTACGAGGCCTCCATGTTTATGGCGGTAAAGTACTTCGTGGCGAAGCATTAGTTTCTGCTTTCTACGGTATTGACTAAACAGATTCGGGGGTGTAAAAACCCCCCTTTCTTTTTTAGAGTAAAAATTTTATTAACACTAACTTATCTTTTAAAGATAAAGGAGACACAAAATGTCAAACCCAGTATTTAAAATAAGAGATACAGGGCGCAACTCAGCAAGAACGCTAGACGTACAAGAAGTTTGTGATAATTTATGCAATTCTTGGACATCAGCAACTACAGGAACTATTGCAGTTACTGCTAACGCTACTTATGATGTTTCATTTACACAACCAGCAGATACTATTATTAGAAATCTTATTGCCATTCCAGCAGGTAACATTGTTACAGCAGGAGCTTCAGGCGATGATGTTGACTTTGATTTAGGTACGGCTGCAGGTGGTGGACAAATTATTGATGAAAAAGCTATTCTTGATGATGGTGGATCAGCAGTAACATGGACAGCAAACGCGCCTTTGTATATTATTCAAAACTCACATGGACACGCAGCTAACGCTTTTGTAGGAACAGGAGTAACAGCAGGTGTTGTTGGAGGCCCAGCAACTTCAGAAGCTATTGTTATAGCATCTACTTTGTATAGTGCTTCTGCTCGTACACTATATGCTCGTCTAAAGCCTTTAGCAAATAACCTTGCTACGGCAGCTACAACTGTTACTTACTTAGTTGAGTTTCTACACCTCGGCTCTACTCCTGACCAGTAGACATGCCACAGTTAGGTAACGATAAAAATCCTATAATCCTAAATGGCTCTAAAGGCCCTAAAAGCACTAGAGTCTTAGGATTGTTAGGTAACGCATATTCTGGTGAAGCAAAACAGAAGTACGTTGATAACTATGATCGTATTTTTGGTAAAAAGAAAAAGGGTAAATAATGGCTACAACATATTTAACACTAACTAATGAAACTTTAAGAGAGCTTAATGAAGTACAACTTACATCATCAAACTTTTCAGATGCTGTAGGAATACAAGCTTTTGTTAAAGAATCAATTAACAGAGCGTTAAATGATATAGCTAATCAAGAACCTCAATTACCTTTTTTTGCTGCAGCAGCTAGTGGAGAAACAGATCCTTTTTACGGTAACGTAACTGTAGCAACTGTAAAAGGAACTCGATGGTACACTCTTAAATCAGGAAG